GAACAAGATTATTGTGCTTGACAGTGCCACTGTTACGGCACAGTCAATCTATGTCGCTTGGGCTGACTGGATGCTAGTCAGCGACAATGCAAAATACTTGCCTGCATTTGGCTCTGCTGGCGGCGATGCTTTGGGTGGAGGTTTGTTTGTTCCTCCGTACTACTTCCTATTAAATGGCTGGCGCGTTAGACCTATGGAATCAAACCATAATCTAACCATCACTGGAAACTTGTTTGTAGATGGCGGTGGTGTTCCCGTGGTATCAACAGTCGGAACGTATCAAGTCAATGTCAACTATACAGTTCCCGTGCAAGCACAAGGTATCAGCACTAGTGGAAGTACAGCGCCAACGGCGGCAGAGGTGGCCGCGGCAGTGCTTGCAAGCCTTATGGCTAACACAATCCCCGTAAACATGACTAAAGTAAAAGGTCAAGTGATAACTGGTGAGGGTTCGGAGACTGCTCCGTGGGGGCCTGAGTAATGCATGGCGCATTTGGTAATGCGTGGGGTTATGCATGGGGTTTCGCATGGGGTCGTCGTCGCGGGTTAGATGTAATACATGGTGGCAATGGTCGCAAGCATAAGCATTACAACCCACCTACATTTGCCGATTACTTAGAAAGTACACGCGAAAGCGATAAAGCATACCTAGATAAGTTACATAAAGTCAAAGAACCAGTCGTTGAGGTGCTTAAAAAAGAGGCGAAAGCACTTGCCAACATAGATGTTTTGTATCATAATGCCGAGCATAATAGGCAAAAACTAAAACAATCCCTAATTGATCAAGGGGTTGCGTACAAAGAGGCTTATTTAGAGATTTATTATGAGCTTGTTAAACGTCACGAACAAGCCAAAGAAGATGACGCGATTGCTGCGATTATCGCAGCGATGCTCTAGGGCATGAAGCCTGACACAGTACCTATTCTGGCTAATAGGGTTTGCCGTAAGGCAGGGGTATCATGGACAACGAAGCTACACTAGTAGAGGGAAGTCAACCATCCGTATCGGAAGATGTAAAAGCATCCGAGCAAGACACACCATTGGATACTGCTGCCAATGCTGATGTGGAACAAAAGCAGGACGCACCAGCTAAGACTTTTACGCAAGAAGAGTTAGACGCTGCACTGCAAAAACGGCTAGCGAAAGAGGAGCGGAAATGGACTCGGAAAATGGAGGCTGCACTTACTGAAAGGCAAAGCACAGCGCCAAAAGAAGAACCTAGACGCGAATCGTTCAGGGATGATGATGCTTATGTGATGGCAACGATTGAGCACTTAGCCGAACAAAAGGCTGCTGAAAAGTTGACACAACGCGAACAAGCACGGGCTGCACAAATTGAGGCTGAGGAACGTGAAAAACGTGCCGAAGCATTTGATTCACGTGCGGAAAGTGTACGTAAGCAAGCGCCTGATTTTGATGATGTTCTATCTGATAGTAGATTGCACCGATCTGATGTTGTAAGTAATGCAATGGTTGACTTCATTGCCGATTCTGACATTGGTCCCGATGTACTTTACCACTTAGGCAAAAACATCAAAGAAGCGCAACGCATTGCACAGTTATCACCTGCAAAGGCCGTTAGAGAGTTAGTGAAGATTGAATCCGAACTAGCTTCTAAACCACAAAAGCAAAGTAAAGCGCCTCCGCCAATCTCTCCGATTACATCGAATAGTGGAACTGCTCATAAGTCACCTAGTGACAATGACGACATGGAAACTTGGATGCGAAAGGAAAGAGACAGGATGCGCTCACGTAAGTAATCCAACCTTAAAAGGAAATTTTAATCATGGCAAATGGTATCCTAACCCCAACCGCAGTTACCCGCAAGGCTCTGCAAATCCTGCATCAAAAGCTTAATTTTATTGGCAACATCAATCGCCAGTATGATTCGTCTTTTGCTGACTCTGGTGCGAAAATCGGCTCGCAGCTGAAAATCCGCTTACCTAATCAGTACACTGTCCGTACAGGCGCTGCTATCAGCACTCAAGACACAACCGAAAACAGTACAACATTGAGCGTAGCAACGCAAAAAGGTGTTGATACTACTTTCACTACTGCTGAGTTGACATTGACCTTGGACGATTTCTCTGATCGTATCCTTGAGCCTGCAATGGCTGTGTTGGCTGCGAACATCGAAGCCGATGCGCTGAACATGGTCAAAGATGTGTATCAATCTGTTAACAACGTAGGCTCTGCTATTACTTTGAATAAAGTGCTGACAGCGCGTAAGTTGCTGACTGACTCGCTCGCACCATCCGACAAGCGTAAATTGATTCTGAATACTCAGGACAATTTGGACTTAGTGGATAGCTTGAAAGGCTTGTTCCAAGACTCTAGCGAGATTGCTAAACAGTACCGTGATGGTATGGTTGGCCGCACTGCTGGTTTCGGTGAGATCTATGAGAACACTCTCTTAGCTTCTGGTACTGCTGCATCCGCTACTACCTACACGGTCAACGGCGCAGGTCAAACTGGCTCAGGTGTTATCGTAGCTACTGGCGCGACTACATTTGCGGTTGGTGACGTTGTTACGTTCGCTGGTTGCAACCGTGTACACCCAGAAACCAAAGCCGACACAGGCGTATTACAACAGTTCGTCGTAACTGCGGCTTATGCTGGCGGCGCTGGTACTTTGGCTGTGTCTCCTGCTATCTCCGTCACTGGCGGTACGCAAAACGTGTCTGCTTCGCCTACCAACGGCGGCGCAGTAACGAAGGTTGGCGGCGCATCTGCTGTCTATCGTCCTTCGCTCGCTTTCCACGAGAATGCGTTCACGTTTGCTACGGCTGACTTGGAAGACGTTTCCCAGTACGGTGCTTGGGGTTCGCGTCAGGTGTATGATGGTATCTCGATGCGTGTGGCGCGTCAGTACGCTATCAACACGGACACAATCCCTTGCCGTATTGATATTTTGTACGGATATAAGACAATCCGTGCCGAGCTAGCTGCTCGTATTTTGAGCAACTAAAATAACGGGGGCTGGTCTAATAAACTAGCCCCCTTTACTTATGATTGAATATCCAAAAAGTTTATATCGTGGCTCAGTAGAGGATCACGTTATTGTCAAAACAAAAGAAGATGAAAACGAAAAGCGGGCGCAAGGCTACGAGATGTACGCCGATATTCATGCGCGTATGCTTAATCCCGTTACAATAGAGGCAACGGAAATAGAAGTCAAAGAACCCGTAAAACGGGGCAGACCAAAGGCAGCATAATGGCAACTGTAACTGAACTAATTACCCAATCATTAAAAGATGCGTCAGTGGTTGGAGAGGGTGATTCTGCATCATCTGAAACAATGACAGATGCATTTGCTATTTTTCAACAGATGATGGGTGAATGGCAGGAGAATGGCATGAATGTCTATTCTCAAGTTACTAGTTCATTTAATCCAACAGGGGCGGTAAGTTATACCGTTGGAATCGGTGGAGATATTAGCATCACCAGACCAGAAAAGATAGACAATATCTATTGGCGACTTAATAATATGGATATACCTATTGAGTTGTTTAGTACCTACGAAGAATACTTAGATGTTACAAATAAAACCGTAACAGGCGTGCCGTCTATGGGTTTTTATCTGCCAAGTTATCCAATGGGTACTTTATACATTTTCCCGCAACCATCAAGCGGGGCTATATTTTTAACTCGAAGTGAAGTTTTGCCCACATTCACATCTATTACTGATACAATTGTACTACCTGCAAAGTATATCTTACCGATACGCTTTAGCTTGGCTGAGTTGTTCTCAGTGACGTTTCAAACTGTTATTAGTCCCGCAGTTTCAGCTATGGCAAACCGTTATAGAGTCAGTCTAAGAAAGAGTAATGCTCGTGTACCAACTCTCGATCTTCCAGCTTTTACGCTTGGGCGATTCAACATAAATACAGGCTTATAAGATAAGGAACGCATCATGTGGGATTCAATCATTGGCGGTGGCCTTAGTTTATTAGGCGGTATATTAGGCTCAGATGCGGCTAACAACGCTGCAAACACGCAAGCTGGCTCTGCGGCGCAAAGTGATGCAACACAGCGCTACATGTACGATACAACACGTGCAGATAACGCCCCATTCCTACAAAACGGACAAGCTGGTTCTAATCGCTTAGCTCGCTTGCTTGGATTAAGTGGAGATAGTGGCGCATCGGATTACGGCTCACTTACTCGTAAATTTAACGCTAACGATTTAGCTAATGACACGGTTTACAACTCTGGTTTACAGTTTGGACTAGACGAAGGCGCAAAAGCATTAAATAATCAAGCTGCCGCTAATGGTAGTTATCTATCTGGCGCAACTGCCAAAGCCCTTACTCGTTACGGTAATGATTACGGCACGACTAAAGCAAGCGATGCATATAACCGTTACAACAACGATAACACTAACATTTACAACCGATTGGCAGGCATTACAGGCGCAGGACAGCAGGCATCGGCGCAAGTAGGTAGTGCAGGGGCTAACTATGGGAATAACGTCTCAAACACGGCGACAAGCCTAGGCAACGCTCGTGCGGCATCGGGTATTGCACAAGCTAACGCTATCGGTGGCGGCATCTCAGGCGCTGTGAATGGGTATAACCAAAATC